TAGCCCAACTTGCATTCGCCCTGATTCCATAAGCAAGTTTTGCCATTTCTGGTGATAAGTCCCGTATTCTAGTTTCTGTGTTCATAATTTTCTCCTTAACTTGGTAGTCGTCCATAAACCACTGCAGCATGTATCTTTCTGCTGAGTTTATCATTCTCAATTTTAAGTCGGGCAATCTCATCCTGAGCAATTCGTAGGTCATCGTGTAATCTGCTGATATAATCATTTGTTTCTGTTAGGTCATCTCTGAGTTGAAAGTTCTCATCGTGTAATCTGCTGATTTTCATAGTTGCTGCGTCCATAATTTTCTCCTTAATTCCAGTACTGAACTGATTTAAACCATGACTGGCTGAAGGACTTTAAATTTCCCTCAGCCATATATTCGTCGACCATGTCGTTGAAGTGGTAAAGATTCTTGGCAGACTCTAGGGTACGAATGATAGAAGCCATCTCCTCGTCACTGTCGTAACCCCACTCATCGGCGATAGCACCTGCGGCTGCTTCTTCCTTACTGTTGTAACTGTAATCTATACTCATAGTAACCATCCTTCATTTAAGATATTATCATTCTATTATATCTCTTTACATTTGTAAACCCCTAATACTATTGTTTACTTATTGACATTCATGGTAGGATTAAGAAAAGTGGTTAGTGTTCCAAGAGAACCAAGGCCATTCGTGTGACTCTAGCAGTCCGACTTTGCAACTCCACCGAAGGTTGCGATGGTCGGACTTTTTTTATGACCATCGGGAGTGACAGCATGATTAGAAAACTAAGTAAGGTTTACAGGCCAGAAGTAACGAAAGTCTTAGATGAAGCCAATGGCCTTATCTCGGCTGTAGTATCTACTGAGTCTAAAGACCGAGACGGGGATGTAATCAAGGCTGAAGGCTGGGATTTAGATAACTTCAACAGGCACTCTGTGATGCTTGCAAACCATGACTACCATAGCCTCAAGAGCCAGATAGGTACTTGGGAAAAAATGGAAGTGGTTGGCAATACATTGCAAGGGGTAGCCAAATTCTTCATAGGTAAGGGCAATGAGGAAGCAGATTGGGCATTTGAACTTGCCAAAATGAAGAAGCTGGCCTTCAGTGTTGGATTTATTCCTGATATGGACAAGGCCGTTCCGCTTCATAAGGATGATGCTTTTGGCGTTAGAGGTATGGAGTTTAATGGCCAAGAATTATTGGAGGTGAGTGCGGTGACAGTTCCAAGTAATCCAGACGCACTTCAAAGAATCGTCAAATCTTCTCTGGCAGAACCAGCAATCAAAGAGATTGCCGAAGAACAGTTATTGAATTTAGAAGAAAAAGTTGACGAACAAACTGAATCTATATCTGATGATGTTATTGACTCTATTGTTGAAAGAGTTATAGCTCGTCTACAAGATGACGAGGACAAAGGTGGCGGTAATAAACCCGGATATAGACGTGGGCCAGAAGATGAAGAAGATGAGGACGAAGAATCTGATGAAGATTCTGATGAAGATTTAGAAACTGACGCTGAAGAAAGCGAAGATGAATCTGAAGAAGAAAAGTCTGAAGCTGAAAGCGAATCTGAATTTGACGCATACGCAGTAGCACTAGCGGCTGCGGAACAAGCTCTACAGGAGGCAGAGTGATGAAAGAAGGAATGCCAACTACACAGGCAGAATTGGAAGATGTTTTAAATGAACATTCTAAAAGGACGACAGGGGATGCGGTGAAAGCTGCGGTCTCCGATGTACTCAGCAGAAGTGGGGCTAAGAGGCTTCCAGATGCTGCTGACTACAATCCAGAAGCTGTTGGAGCTTCTGAGGACGGGAAGTTTAAGTCCCGTGGCGAGTTCTTCCAGAAGGTATGGGAAGCTGGAAACGGCAGAGGTATTGATTCTCGACTTGTTGAGACTCGTAACCTTGGTGAAAACTTTGGTGATGCTGGTGGTTTCCTCGTCCCAGAAGAATTTCGACCAGACCTTATGCAGATTCCTATTGAGGCATCTGTGATTAGGCCACGAGCCTTCACTATCCCAATGGCATCTTCAACGCTTAGGATTCCAGCAATCAGGGACACGAGCCACGCAAGCAATTTGTTTGGTGGAGTTTCTGCATCTTGGGGTTCTGAGGGTGAGGACATTAGTAGCTCAACCAATCAGCCAGCATTTGGTCAGGTTAGGTTAGATGCTCACAAACTCACTGGCTACACAGTAGTCAGTAACGAATTGGTACAAGACTCAGCTATCGCAGTAGACACAATGCTTTCCCGATTATTCGGTCAGGCAATCAGCTACTTTGAAGATGTGGCTTTTATCAATGGAACAGGTGCTGGTCAGCCGCAGGGTATTCTTAACTCTGACTGTCTTGTATCTGTATCTAAGGAGACTGGTCAGGCTGCTACTACTATCGTCAAGGAAAACCTCGACAAGATGTATAGCAGAATGCTGCCATCATCTCTTTCTAACTCAGTATGGTTAGCTCACCCAGACACCTTCCCACAACTTGCTGCGCTCTCACAGGCAGTCGGTACTGGTGGTGGCCCAGTATGGGTATCCAACATGGCTGGTGGCCCACCTAACAGCATCTATGGCCGTCCAATCATATTCACCGAGAAGGCTCAGACTCTCGGAACTGTTGGTGACATTATGTTTGTGGACTTGTCCTACTACATCATTGGTGACAGGCAAGCTCTTACGACATCTGCTTCACCTCATGTTCGATTCACTACTCAAGAAACCGTATTCCTGTTTTCTGAGAGATTAGATGGACGAATGTGGCTAGACTCAGCATTGACCCCACGCAACGGTAGCAACACTGTTTCACCAGCAGTTGCTCTGGCTACAAGGTCATAGGAATTTAAAGATTAGGAGGATTTTGACATGGCTTATTCAGAAGCAGCAGTTGTAAATTTCGTACACAATACGATTACAGCGCATGAGGATATTTTCAATGGTACGCCGACTACAGACATCGTGAACATGGATGGCTGGACAGAGTGCCTTTGGCTTATAGACAAATCGGCTGGCGGTACTGGAACTGCGGTTATCACGGTTGAATCTTGTGATGATGTTACTCCTACTACAGCAACTGCCATCGCATTTGACTATCAAGCAATGACTAGCGGAAATACTTGGGGTAGCAGAACAGCAGCCACAAGCTCTGGTTTCACGACCACCGCTGGTGCGAATCAGGGATACAAGATTTGGGTACGAGCAGACGAGCTTAGTGGTACAGACAAGTTTGTACGGCTGAAGGCGACAGAGTCTGCTAACGACCCATGTGACGGAGCTATCGTAACTGTTCTGCTTGGGCCGAAGTACCCACAAGACCCACCTGCGGCAGCGATTAGCTAATGATTATTGATTCGTCAGTAGTTTGCCCTTTATGTGGTAGTGCCGCTTGTGCAGCTACGCTGTCAACGCATTGCAGGCATACTGGTAAACTACGTGGCGTGATGATGACTGAGGCGATTAGAGAACTGCCCGAACAGATTCCTTTTCGCTTCAGTCAGCGTCATCGAAAGAAAAAGAAAGTTAGGACAAAGTAACCATCGCTCGTAAGAGCGCAGCTAGGAGGCTGAGATGGCAAGTTCATTGCATTCAGAATATAAGAATGGCGCATTGCTGTTCTACCAGACACATCGTCACCGAATCATTAATGCGATTGGGGACAATGTACGATTTTTTGACTTCAAGCCAGAAGATGCTGGAGCATCAGGAAGTGACCCAGCTGGTTGGACTACCACAGTTGTTGAGGCAGGGTCTGGAACTACAGAATGGGCGGCAGCAAATGTTGAGCGTGGTGCAAGTACTATTACTTGTGCTGCTAACGAGGATGATGGTGGTTCATACCAGTTACTTGGAGAATCCATTTTGCTGGACTCTGGAAACTGGGCATACTTCCGACTTAAAGCATCCATCAATGATGTAGACCAGACTGATTTCTTTGCTGGGTTCGCTATTACCGACACTGCCATTCTTGGTGGAGTTACTGACAGAATTGGTTTTCAATCTGTTGACGGTGATGCTGGAATTGATTTCCTTGTAGAGAAAGACAGCACTGAGACTCTTACTGAGGATGTAGCAACATCCGCTGACGATACTATTTTTGATTTAGAGTTTGTATGGGATGGAGCTTCTTCATCGCTTTACACGTATGTAGATGGCTCTGCTGTTACTAGTACTGCTACAACTAACCTCCCAAATGATGAGGAACTTAGGCTCAGCTTGGAGTTCTTAACTGGTGAAGCTGTAGCAAATGTTATGACGATATACAAGCTCACGTTTTGCCAAGTTAATTTAGAAGCATAGTTGAAAGGACATTTTTTAATGATTGAACGAGATAACCAAACAGAAGAAGCCGCAGAGGACGTTGTGGAGGATGAAGTAGAGGAATCCCCTAGTGAAGAGGAAGAAGATGCCTCTACGGACTCAGAAGAGGCCTCTGAGGACGAATCCGAATAGGAGACTGTCATGGCAATTATGAAATCGCAGAGCGTCCTGCGAAAAACCATTGAGGTTAGTGTTGAAAAGACACGACCTGCTAACACAACTGCATATACTGATGAGGATGTTTTTTCTGAAAATGCTTCATCTGGTACTGCTTGGACGTTTGATGCGGTTGTACCTGAAGCAGGAGCAGGGGGTAAGATTGTCAAGGCGATGATTGCTTGTGATGATACAAATATCGTGCCAGTTTGTTCTATGTATCTGACCAACGTCACGCCAACTGGCAATCTGAACGACAACGCAGCCAATGACAATCCTGTTTATGCGACCGAGGTAGATAACTATCAAGGCAGGCTGGATTGGGCTGCAATGCAAGATTTAGGTGGTATGTCTGAGTCAGTAATAACCTCTGCGGATACCAAGTTGCCTTTACATTTTGTGACGGCTTCTGGTGACGATGCACTTTATGGAGTGCTAGTCATTCGGTCTGCAGCACATACACCAAC